ACCGCAGGCCCGTCGCGCTGTTGGCCCCCGTCAGCAGCATGATCCCGCCGGGGAACTCCTTGCTGAACATCGTGTTGCCCGAATCCCGCGCCCTCGCCGGCGCAATCTTCTCCGCCAACACCGGCGTCTCAGTGATCATCGACTCGAGCCGCTGCTTGCTAAGTCGCTTGGCCATCTCAACCGTCGGTTGCACGCACAGCATTGGACCCGGTGCATGGTCGATCACATAGCCGAGCCAGTTGCTGCCCGCCTCGGTCTTGCCCGTCTGCGCCGCAAACATCATCACCACACGCTGCACAAGGCTGCTGCTGCTCAGGCAATCCATCGGCTCGCGCAGGTACGGCGTCCGGCTTGTGCGCCACGGGCCAGGCTCCGCTGATGCTTTGCTGCTCAGCCGCCGGTGCGCATCGGCCCACTCGCTCACCGTCAGCGGCTGCTCAGGTCGCAGCCCGTTCATGAAACCCGCGCGCCAGACGCTCACTTCTCCACCTCCACCAGCGCCAGCAGCGCATCCCGGTGCTCGCGCGTCAGCACCTCATGGATCACTGTCGGGTCCGTCTCGCCCGCCAGCTGGTGGCTCAGCCGATCGGCCAGGTTCGCCAGCGCCTCGCGGATACTGCGGCCCACCTGAAACGCGTCCTTCTTCACCTCATCAGCAGGCACCAGATCGCCACGCTGCTGCGTCACCTGCAACTTCGCCAGCTCGGCCTGGTAATGCTCGCGTCTCGCGCGACTCTCATTGAGATCCGGGATCGCATCATCAGGCAGCTTGTCGATCTGCTGCCGCAACTCCTGCGGGTCAGCAGGATCGGCCTGACTCACCTTCGAGTTCGGCGTCGCACGCGTGTTCTTGTTCCATAGTTCCAACGCCAGATCACGGTCCAGCCATCGCTTGCCGTCTTTCTCAACCACCGCTGCCGCGATCCGGCTCTTGCTGGCATGAGTCACTGCCGCTTTCGTGCATCCACGAATTGCAGCAAACTCAGCAAAAGTAACCAGCACTGAAAAGAGTTAAAACCAACTAGGCTTAAGTTAACTGATCCTAAACGCCGCTTAACGGTCTAGCCCTGAGTCCAATTTGACGCGACGTGAGATCCCTTGCGGCGCAAGGGTTTACGGGCTTTTGGGGCTGACGCTAGCTGAAAAACGCGAGTTTGGACGACCCATGCACATTGGCCCCGGAAGGACCCGCGATGCGGCCGGCAAGCGGCGTGCAGGCCGTCGTTTGCGTGTTCATGATGCAAACCACGCGACGCATAGCCAATGCCCATTGCAGCGTCTTCTAGCGCGCTGTCGCGATCGCGCGTTCGAGCGCTGTCTTGAAGTAGCTGCCATAGCGCCTCTGATAGACCTTGCCAACCACATCAAGCATCGGGAACCGCGGCTGATACTGCGCTGCCTGATCAATGGCAATGAAATATGGGAAGAGCTGACCCTTGCTGCGTCTGTAGATACCAGCAGGTCGGTCGCCCCCCTTGGGGGTACCCACGAAGAAGCCCCCCTGGGGGTTGCTACCCAGGCCCTGCTTAATGCGCTTCAGGGTGGCTAGGGATACGTTGCCGGAGGCATTGAGCTTGACCAGGGAGGTGGGCACGAACTGACTGTCACGGGGGATCTGTGCCCCTGCTGTGATCTGCGCAAGGAACAACCGCTCGAAGCCCTTCTGACTGCGTGCGCCACCCGTGATCTGTGTGCGCAGGTAGCGGGCGCGCTTGGCCTCTGCGCCGACGATGACCTCTAGATCGCGCTTGGTGCTTTTCTCAACGCCAAAGCCCTTCTGAGTGAAGGATGTGGGTCGGTCGAAGTATTGACGCGTCGCGCCGGACAAGGACGTGCGCGCATCGAAGGCAGTGTCGTTGAGCGCCTTGCTGGTGGCGAACGGCAGCTGCTTGAGCATCGCAGCCGACCATGCCTCGACCTTGCCAAGGTCGCTGGTGAGATCGATGGAGATGCCGCCTGCCATGGGTCAAGGGTAGGCGGAGCAATGCGTGACAGGTGTTACGGCGCGTTACGGGATGCGTTACACCCAAGATCCCTTGCCAGCGTGGCAGTCTGAGCCGTCCGTTACGTTGTAACACCCTTTTCTAAAAATAGATATTAATAAGAGGGGGCCTGAGAGAGATCACACACACATGCATGCACGTATAAAAGGGGGTGTGTTTTCTGGCAAAAACCGTAACACCGTAACAACATGACCACATCCCTTGCGGCGCAAGGTGTTACAGCGTAACAAAGGGCCGTTACAACTCGCTTATTTGTAACGCTACGGCCCTTGAGAGCGTCCCTGCACCCTTGAAACGAGTCGGCCCGACTTTGGTCGCACCCTTCAGCCTGGACAGGAGCGTCCCCCAGCTATGGGTCCATTGCGTATCACGCAGGATGGTCGCGATTGCCTCGGCAGTGTTGCTGACCACCAGCTGCGCGGCCTCGCGATCGACCATCAAGCCATGGCGTTCGAGGGTGTTGCGTGCGGTGCTGGCGGTGACATCCCGATCGGCTTGATGGTGCATTGCGATCTCGATCAGCTCACCGATGGTGCGAGTGACAGACTTGTCGTCGGTCTCGACCCGTAGCTGATGCTGCAGGATGCGGCGGATGCAGCGCTGCTCATCTGGGATCTCGGTGGTTTGGCTGTAGGGCTCCCAGTTGTTCTGTTGAATCATGTCCCGCGCTTCTGCGTCGGTGGCCACCTGGCTGGACATGAGCGACCATGCGCCGGCCAGCAGGGTGCCGTACTGATCGCCTAGACGCTGGCTGTCGAAGTATTCGGCGGCGACACGGGTGAACACGCGAACAGACTGCCTAATGGTGGGTATCAACGACACAGTGCGTGCGATGAGCCGCCGGCCAGTCTCGTCGGTGATGCAGCGATCCAGATCGCGGTCAAGCTGCTCCCAGTGAGCGATGCGTTGTTCTTTGGTGATGTCAGTCGGGGATCGCAGCGTGAGCTGTGCAAAGCGTGAGCGATCGGCGCCTTGCTTGAGCGCGGTGGCGATGGATGACATGAGGAACATCGATCGGATGTTGAACCGGGTCACATCACCGCCGGGGCTGCCTTTAAGCATGGTGGCGTGAGACTCACTAGACGCAACACGAGCCAAGGCGAGGATGTTCTGCATGCGGATCTGGTCGGCCTTCTCGTTGGATTCGGCCTCGTCGAACACGACAGGCAGCGCGTCACAGCGGAGCGTCTGGCGCAGGCCAGCCTCGGTGGTGTTGCCAGCAACGATCAGGCCCATGTCGGCTAGCAACGGGGCCACGTAGCGGTCCAGGATGGCGGACTTGCCTGAGCCTGCTGCGGCTGTGAGCCATGCGTGCGGGCGCCATGGCAGCGCGCCACAGATCGGGGCGAGGGTTACCCAGCCTGCGAGCAGCGTGCCGGATGCTGGCACTTCCCAGTGAAAGCGTTCGGCCAGCTCGCACATGACGAAGGATTCGTTATCAGTGAGCGGCTTGACGTTGCCAGGGCCGATTAGTTCGGTCATGCGCTGGTAGATGTAGCCGCTTTCAAAGGGCCTGAGCACTGGGTGGCTGCGGCCATTGACTAGCAGGCGATCGCCTAGATGCAACACGGTGCGTTTGTCATCCCACCATGCACCACGGCCGCGGATGCGGTCCGGGTTGTAGACGCCCTGCGCAGCTGCGAGTGTGAACAACAGCTCGGCGGCTTTGGTCCAGTCCACACCCCCGCGATCAGTGCCGGCGATCTGCTTCCAATAGTCGAGCGGCGCTACGGCCACAAGGTTGGTGCTGGTGTGCGCCGAGCGCGACAGTCGCAAGACCTGGCCGGTGTTGTGGGGCCGGTAGTAATAAGCGTCACCGTCAAAGCCAAGCACGGTGTAGTGACTGTTCGGGTCAAGGTCCTGCAGCTCGGGCTCGGGCTCGGCCAGCTCGGGTTGCACAGGCTCTGGGTCCAGCTCAAGTGAGCCGGAAATGTTGGCCTTGATGTAGGCGGCGGCCTCGTCTGCGGTCCAGGTTGCGTCGGCGAGGTCCCAGCCTTCGGGCGCGTCTGCTGGTGGGGTGACCATCTGCACGCGATCAACGGGCAGCCGCAGCAACAGCTGCGCGAGCCGATCCATGGCCTGCTGGCCCACGGCATCGGCATCGGGCCAGAGGATGATGCGGCGACCGGTGAGCGGCGACCAGTCGGCCTTGTCGATTGCTTTGCAGCCGGATGGCCAAGTGGTGACCACGGCGCGGGGGTATAGGCGCGCTGCTGCATCGGCGGCTTTTTCGCCTTCAACGATTAACACGGTGCCGGTGCGTGTGCGCAACTGATCAAGGTTGAGCAGCGGCCGCGGCGCTGGTGGTGCTTTGTATTCCCAGCGGCCGCCGGACCACCAGAGGGGGCGAATCTTCTTGCCAGGGAACCTGCAGACCAAGAACGTGTCGGAATAGCGCCAGACGTGCTCAGCGCCTTTGGTAGGCGGCTCGGGGCGTTGTGGCGTGATGCCGAGGTGCTGCTCGATCCGCTGAGCTGCTTCCTTAAACTCCCAGCCGGTGCGGCGCATCAATAGATCCATGCCGTTGCCAGCACCGCCTGCCTGCTGTGGGCCACCGCACTTATTGCAAAACCAGGAGCCGCTGCCGTCCTGATCGTCGAACCGGTAGCGATCTTTGCCGCCGCATAACGGGCAGGGCTGATGCTTGTCGGTGAGCTGTTCGGCCGATATGCCAGCAAGGGTGCCAAGGATTGAGGGCCAGTGGCCCTGCGCAAGATCAATGACCTTTGTCATGAGTCAGCGAAATGATGAACTGTTGAACGACTTCTTTGGATTCTTGAGTTTCTGTGCGGCGCTCATCAGCAATCTGCTGAAGGCGTTGCGGCCAGATTCGCTCGACTGCCTCTAGCAATGACACTTGGCAAACGTGGTCAAGATTTGCGACGCGCTCAAGCTCAGTTTCGTCCCTTTCACCGGTAAAACAGTGATAAAGAACATCAATCGGCAGGTTCTGGTGTAGCTCTGCTAAATAGCGACGCTTTATGCGGTCTTGCCCGATGAGTAGCAAGCTAAGACCGCATTGCGTTCGCCTGCAGTCTTTGGCCACATGGGCCTCTGCAGCCTTTTTGCAATTCTTGCATTTATCATTCATTGCCCAGCCTTCTGCATGGCGCTGGCAATGAGTTGCCGAACAAAGGCTGAGCGAGAAATGATCTGGTTGGCTTGACGGTCGAGCCAATCGATCTGTTCCTGTGGCAAGTCGATGGTGATGGTGCGGCGCGGGGCCGGCTTGATTGTCATAGTGATGCGCTGGGGTTCCGCTGTGGGAATGCTAGCGGCTGATCGACGATATGCAACGCGTCTATCGTTGAGCGTGCCACTCCAGCAAGACCACCAGCCCCACTGACAACGTCGAGCCAGGCTGACTGTTCAGGCCTGACCCGACCGGTGGGCGTCTTGACCTCGATGGATGTGAACACGGCCAGACGCAGGCCGATGTGTTCTGGGCCGATGGTGACGGTGCGCCAGCCGATGAGATCAGCTGAGCCACGGGCCAGGCCGAATGTGACGAGCCGACCGGTGCGGGGGTCTGGGAGAGATCCGACCTGATTGCGAAAGATGCGCAGGTCAGAGCGGGAGCCGAGCGCTAGGCGGATCTGCTGTTGAAGGGTTGTTTCGGCGTTGGCCACGCGCCCGCAGCACATGATGGGCCCACGCTACGGGGTTCTGCATGTTGCGGGCATGGCCGATGGCGATTAGCTGTTGAAGGGTCTGGGCCTTGCCTTGCTCGCGGCGGCGTAGTTGCACGTCGATGCGCTTGAGTTCCTTCAGCTCGCCGTCGATCTGCTGCATCGGTCGCTGTTTAGGCGCGGGCTGTTCGTGGCCGCAGCATGGGCAGATCGGCGCCGGCCTGAACGATGCAAAGCACGCCGGACACGTCCGCACTGATGGCGTTGGCTGTGTGCCACCTGCGCGCCGTGCGCCGTGCTCAAGCGTCCATTGACGGATGTCATCGGGGAATCCGTGGCGGGTGACGTTGCCGACGTGATCAAGGATGATCGCGGCGTCTTTGCCAGGTGCTGGCCGTAGCACGCGACCGACCTGCTGCAGATACAGGCCAAGGCTGGCGGTGGGTCTTAGCAGGATGGCGCAGCCGGCTGCGGGAATGTCAAACCCTTCGGAGACCACGTCAACGGTCACCAGCACGCGGATGATGCCGGCAGCGAATGATGCGACCACGGCATCGCGATCGGTCGTGTTGCCAAGCAAGGTGGCGGCATTGATGCCAGCAGTCTTAAACGCGTCTCGGACTGAGACAGCGTGGGCGATGTTGCAACAGAACGCGATCGCCTGCTGTACCCCCGCGAGGCGTTGGTAATGATGGATCGCATCGCCGGTGACGGTTGGCCGTGTCATGGCGGCCGCGGCCTGGTTGTTGGCGTAATCGCCGGCCCTCATGCGCAGACCGGCGAGATCGGCCACCATTGGCGGGGCAAAGATCCGCGCGGGTGATAGGTAGCCAGCGGATGTGAGCATCTGGACTGATGGCCCCTCGACTAGCGCGTCGAATGTGTCGCGCAGGCCGCGGCCATCAAGGCGGCAGGGTGTGGCGGTGACGCCGAGCCGCAGCGCACCGGGCCAATGGTTCATGATCTGCGACCAAGAACCGGCGGCGGCGTGGTGTGCCTCATCGATGATGATCAGGCACGGCTGCCAGTCGATCGTGTCGAGCCTGCGAACGAGCGTTTGCACGGATGCAACCTGCACTGGTGCATCTGCACGCTGCACACCGGCCGCGATGATGCCATGCTCGACGCCGACGGCGATGAGTTTGCTGCTGGCCTGATGGATCAGTTCACGGCGATGCACAAGGATGAGCACCTTGCGGCCGCGTTCGATCGCGCTTGCGGTGATGGCGGCCAGGATGACGGTCTTGCCTGCACCGGTGGGAGCGACCAGCAGCGGCGCGCGTGCGCCTGAGCGGTAGGCATTGCGCAGATCGTCGATCGCGCGGTGTTGGTAGGGGCGGAGTTGCACGCCGATGTTGCTGTTAGCCGTCTGATGCTATACGATGCGGGTCGTTGCGCCACTTCATGGAAAACGCCGACTACCACGCCCACCCCGCCATCTCAAAGTCGCATCTGGATCTGATCGCCCGCAGCCCGCTCCATTACTGGGCGCGCTACCTCGACCCGAACCGGGTGCCGACTGAACCTACTGATGCGATGCGACTCGGAAGCGCTGTCCACACGCTGACCCTTGAGGCCGACCAGTTTGAGGCTCGCTACGTCACCACGCCGTCGGTCGATCGGCGCACCAAGGAAGGCAAGGCCCGCTGGCTTGAGTTCCAATCCGAAGCCGGTGGCCGCGAGTTGATCGACGCCGACGACCGCGCCACCATCAGCCGCATGGCCGAATCAGTCTGGCGCCACCCGGCCGCGGCGATGCTGCTGCATTGGCAGGGCAAGGCTGAGACCACGCACATGTGGACCGATCCGACTACCGGCGCCGAATGCAAGTGCCGGCCGGACTGGCTGACCAATGACGGCAACCTGATCATCGACCTGAAGACAACCGAGGATGCCAGCCTTGGCTTCCAGCGCAGCGTGGCGAATTACCGCTACCACTGCCAAGCGAGTTGGTACCTCGACGGCGTTGAGGCATCCACCGGGCACCGGCCCGATCAGTTCATCTTTATCTGTGTCGAGAAGAAGCCGCCCTATGCCGTGGCCGTCTACGCCGCCGATGCGGAGATGATCCAGATCGGTGCTGAGACTGCCGCGCGTGATCTGGCCCGGCTGGTCGAATGCAAGGCCAGCAACACCTGGCCCGGATACAGCGACCAGATCGAACCGCTCAGCCTGCCTGCGTGGATGCGGCCGCGGGCTGATGGTTCACTGCCTAACCCACCTGAGATTGAGACTTACTGATGAAGAACCGCAATCTTTACGCGCCGGACAGGCTCAAACCGTTAATGCCGCCGCCGCCGTTAATCCACCCAGACATTGAGACGGACCGGATCAACATGCGGCGTTATGCAAGAGAGCGCTATCTAGCTGGTATTTACATCGACACGGACTTTCAACCATGACCGACCAATCCACCGCCCTCACCACCACCAGCACCGGATCGGTGTTCTCGGGCATACAAGCCTTCGAGGACGCCCAGCGGATCGCCAAGGCGCTTGCCAGCAGCACGCTGATCCCGCCGCAGTTCCAGGGGCAGCAGGGATTCGCCAACTGCTTGGTCGCGCTTGAGATCGCCAACCGGATGGGCATCAGCCCGTTCCTGGCGATGCAGCATCTGCATGTGATCCATGGCCGCCCGTCGTGGAGCAGCAGCTTCATCATCGCGATGGTCAACGGCTGCGGCCGGTTCAGCCCGTTGCGGTTTGAACTGAGCGGCGAAGGCGACAGCCTTGCCTGCTATGCCGTCGCGACCGACCTGGCCAGTCAGCAGGAACTGAAGGGGCCAACCATCACGATGGCCATGGCCAAGAAAGAAGGCTGGGCGACAAAGGCCGGCAGCAAGTGGCAGACGATGCCTGAGCTGATGATCCGCTACCGGGCCGCGGCGTTCTGGGGCCGGCTGTATGCCAGCGACATGTTGCTTGGGATGCAGAGCCAGGAGGAAGTGGTGGACATCGAGCCGGTCAAGGTCACCGCGGCTGATACATCGCTCGACGATCTGAATGCCAAGATCACGGCCGAACCTGACCCCGAACCCGTGGAGATTGTGGCCGATGACCTCTTCTGATTATCTGACCGCGCCGCAGCTGGCGCAGCGGTGGGGGTTGCACCCTGACACGCTGATGCGCTGGCGCAAGGCGGGCAAGGGCCCCGCCTATTTCAGAACGCCCGGTTTCGTGCTCTATCCCTTGGCCGAGGTGGAGCAATACGAAAAGGCCAACACCATCACCCACGACGAATCATGACCTTCAAAGCCAACGGCGCATTGTTCAGAAACACCGAGCAAAAGCTGCGCGAGCGGCTGCGCGACCGGTACGACGCCAGCAAGAAGTATCCGATGTACGACGGCGTGGTCAGCGTGCCGGCCGATCAGGCGTATGCGATGGCCAACTACCTGATGAATGCCACGCCGAACGATCGGGGCAACATCCCGATGCGGATCAGCGGCTGGCGCAAGGAGCCGGCCAGCGGCGGTGACGCGTATGTGTCGATGGCGATCGAGCCGGACTACAAGACACAGAAGGCGATCGAGGAGGCGGGCGCCACTGCCGAGGCAGCGGCCACAAGCCTGGCCAAGGCGACCGGCGGCACGGTGATTCAGGACGACGTGTTCTGATTCATGATCATCAGCTCTAGGCGCGCAATCTCATGGACCGCCGCCTGGAGCATCTCCTGCTGCCGCATGGTTTGCCGCAGCAGCTGCGCCGCGAGTTGGCCGACGTTGCCGTGTTCGGCCAGGCCGCGACAGTTGGCCTCGAGCTTGAACAGCTTCTCTGGTGGGATGTCAACCACCATCCACTTACCGAAATCCATCAATCCGGGGCGTAGTTGCCCCATGGTGCCAATGAATTGTCCACAGTGCAGCAGCAACGATCACCGGGTTCCGGTGACGAATGGTCAGATGGCTGACCAGATCGTGCGGAAGCGGGTCTGCAAGGACTGCGGGCACATCTGGTTCACGGTTGAGGTGATCGTGCCGAAGTATGCGGTGGGATGGGCAACGGGTTTGCAGCGGAAACCGGTGTTGCGGGTGCCTGTTGAGGTGACCACTGGGATGGTGCGGATGCGCGCGAGTCACGTTGAGGAGCTGTCGTGGGATGTGAACAAACGTGACAAGCCGGCTGCCTGATGCGCTGTCTGCGGTGTATTCTGGCGCAGTCCACTCAACACCCACCCATGCTCACCGCCACTGCTCTGGTGATCTGGAAGCTGCTCCTACCGCTGCTGGTGCTGGTCGCTCTGATCGACTGGCTGACCGCTTCCACCGATCGCCGTGTTCGCGTGCTGGCCCATGCCGGCCGCAGTCAGCGCCAGATCGCTGACTCGCTCCACATCACCCGCTACCGCGTCCGCAAGACGCTCGCATCATGATCAACCGCATCGCCGCTGTCGTTCTGCTTGTGATGGTGTACATCGCTGGTCTTGACACCGGCCGCACCGACGCCGTCAACGCGCACCACAACCACCCCGCCTGCCATCAAAACCTGAAGCCATGACCACTATGCGCCGCTTCTACTTCCAAATCCGCAACGCCAACGTGATCGAGGCGATCATGGCGCACAGCTTGGCTGAAGCGCAGCAGATCGCTGCCGAATCAGGCTGGCTGCCGTGGTGGTCCGAGATCGAATGGCTCAACCCTGCAACCGTCACCGACCCAGCGCTGCACCAATGAACACCTACCGCGTGATCCTTGAGACCGATCAGGTCGAGCTGTTGGCGCCGAACGCTGCCACCGCTGTTCTCAGCGCGATGGAGCTGTACCCAGACCAGCAGCTGCTGAACGTCGAACTTGAGCCTGAATGGGCTGACGATGACCACCCATCACTGACCGCCGCTGAGCGGAACCCGAGCCTGCGATGACTGACTACAAAGCCACGACCGAGCAGTGGGCGCAGATTGAAGCCTGGTTAGAGATTGGGTCTCAGTATTCCGCGTGCGTTCTTGAACTCCGCGCCAGGGTCGAGGCGCTGGAGGCTGCTCGGCTTGAGCAGGAGGCCGACCAATGACCGACCACATCCGCGCCAAGCTCGAGGCCTTGATCAGCGACTCGGGCATGTTCAACGCCGGCCAGCTTGAGGAGCGCCGCCGGTTGCAGTTGTTGATCACCGCCAGGATCGACGAGCTGCGCAGCGCCGGTAGCGTGCCGCAAGTGTCGGCCATATGCGCCGAACTTCTCAGAATCCGCCAAGCACTGGAGCCATGCTGAACCGCGTCCGACTCGACCAGCAACGCGCCGAAATGCTCGATTCGTTGTATCAAGCCAGCGGCCGCACCTGCGGCACCTACACCGGCCTGTGGCAGGAGTTCTGCCAAGACATCGCCACCAACTTTAGAGACACCGACTACGCCGACCTGTTCGCTGCGTGCGTGCTGGCGATCGACCACACCGAGAGCCACCTGGCCGAGAAGCACGCGCAGCAGTGCATCGCCGTCTGTCGGCGGTTCTTGCTCAGGGAGAAGTGGTTGTGACCGACCGCAAGCCCAACGGCAAGGGCCGCAACTTCACAGTCAACATCAGGATGAGCCGCGAGGAGATCGAGGCCGCCCGAAAGCTGGGCGATGGCAACATCAGCATGGGCTTCAGGCAGGCGATCCGGTACGCGTGCTGGAAGGAGATGCGGCCCATCAAGCTGAGCACCATGCTGCGCTCAGCGTCGGTTATGGCGGCCGCGCTCGAGGATGGCAACCATGAGTGACCACTACCGCCACGGCGAGATCGAGTGCATCGACGCCATCCAAGCCGCGCTGACACCGGAGGAGTTTCGGGGGTTCTGCAAGGGCAACGTGATGAAGTACGTCTGGCGCGAGCAGCACAAGGATCCGGAATCGTTAAGAAAGGCGCAGTGGTATGTCGCCAGACTCCTTGGCACCATGGAGTCATGAAGCAGACACACCTAAA